GTGATGTTGAGATTACACCTAAGGGTGCAGTTAATCTTGCAGTCAAGGAAACTGTCAACATGCGCCGTCTAGAATTCCTTAACGCAACCGCTAACGAAATCGATATGGATATTGTTGGTAAGGATGGTCGTGCAGCGATTCTTCGCGAAGTGGCTAAAGGGTTGCAGATGCCTGTGGATGACATTATTCCATCTCGGGAAAAAGAACGTTATCTAAATAAGATAGCTGCTCAGATGCAAGCTGAACAAGCTAAGTCTGGTGCGCCGTCTCAACCAGATGGTTCTCCCAAAGGTGGTCGTGATGCCAACATAGTTAGTAACCGTGACACGGGGAGGTCTTGATGAAAAGGCCTAGTCCGGAAGTTATTAAGGCATTAGCTCAAGTACATAACCAATATCCAGCAATCCTAGAGTGGTTGCAGGAATGGGGCGGACATGAGTTAACGCAGCTGCCTAATGTCGCACAGAATACGGCACTCGCACAGGGGCGGTGTCAGGTTCTGCTAGAGCTTATTAAGCTCGTAGATGAGTCCCCTGAGTTAGCGGCAAAGTCAAAATGACAGCCTGCTTTTAATTACGCACACCGATAGGAGCGATTATGTCAATACCAAAGCAAGTTCAAAAACAGTCTGAGGAAGTACAAGCATTGTACAAGGAACTCAATGGCGAACCAGAGAATGTACAGGCAGAAGCCGAGGCACCTGAAGTACCCGTAGAGGAAACTGCACAAGCTGAATCCGACAGTGTTGAGAAAGAAGCACCTAAGTCTGAAGCCGAGGAGCAAGGCAAACCAGACACTCAAGAGAAAGAGTCTTGGGAGCAAAAATACAAAACTCTACAAGGAATGTATAACGCGGATGTACCACGTTTAAATGCGGCCAACCGTGATATGCAAAACCGAGTAGCCCAACTGGAACAGTTGTTAAGCACTATGTCAGAGCAACCTGCACCACAACAACAATCTGTATCTTCAGAACCTCTGATTACAGATGATGATGTTAAGGAGTACGGTGACTCAATCGATGTAATGCGTCGTGCAGCTCGTGAAGAAGTCAATGCCGCAAATGGGCGGATTGCACAGTTGGAGGCAATGGTTCAGCAGATGCAAGGAGTTGTACCTCAAGTACATCAAGTACAGGCACAGCAGAAAGCGTCTAACGAACAGGCATTTTGGAATCAGCTCTCTAGTGCTGTTCCTACTTGGCAAGAAACTAACGATAACCCTGACTTTCAGACATGGTTGTTGGCAGTTGACCCGCTAACAGGAATTAGCCGTCAGACGTATCTAGAAGACGCACAGCGTAATCTGGATGTACAGCGTGTGGCGAACTTCTTTAGTTCTTGGGAACAGGAAAACGGTATGGCTAGCACTGCTCAAGAGAAAAGGCCATCGCCTAATTCACAGCTTGAAAAGCAAGTTTCTCCGGGACGTGGTCGTTCTGGTAGACCTGCAGTTCAAGAAGGCCAGAAGTATTCACCGTCGGATATTACAGCATTCTTTGATGCTGTCCGTAAGGGAAGATACAAAGGTCGTGAGGAAGAACGTGGTCGTATAGAAAGAGACATTTTCGCTGCACAAGCGGAAGGTCGTATCGTAACTGCATAATTAAAAGGAGGTCGTTATGGCTTTTGCAGTATCAGGTGGTCGCCCCGATTACAGCGGCAACTTCATTCCAGAAATCTGGAGTGGCAAACTTATCGAGAATTTCTACGATGCTACGGTATTGTCAGCAATCTCGAACACTGACTATGAAGGTGAAATCCGTCAAATGGGTGATACGGTTAACATCCGTACTACTCCGGAAATCACAGTCAAAACTTATGTTAAGGGTCAAACCCTAGCGGTTGAAAACCCTGACAAGGCTAAACTACAACTCGTTATCGACAAAGGTGAGTACTTTGCTTGTGTTGAAGATGATGTTGACCAAGTTCAGTCTGACATTGCACTTATGGACCAATGGTCTAAAGACGCTTCAGAGCGTATGAAGATTAAGATTGACCAGCGTGTTTTGACAGATGTCTTGACCGACGTTTCTGCTAACAACAAAGGTGCTACAGCTGGCGCTATCTCAGGTAATATTAACCTAGGTGTTGCTGGTACTCCGCTATCACTAACTAAGTCGAACGTTATCGATTCTATCGTTGACGCGGGTACTGTGTTGGATGAGGCTAATGCTCCTGAACAAGGTCGTTTCCTTATCATTCCAGCTAAGATGGCAGGTCTTATCAAGCAATCTGACTTGAAAGATGCGTCTATCACTGGTGACAACACTTCACCATTGCGTAATGGTCGTCTCGGTATGATTGACCGTTTTACAGTTTATGTATCTCACAACCTGTATAAATCAGGCTCTGAGTTCAGCTGTATCGCTGGTCATAACATGGGCTTCACTTTTGCATCTCAGATGACAAATATGGAGACTATCCGTTCAGAGACTACTTTCGGTAACATTATCCGTGGCTTGCAAGTTTACGGCTATAAGGTTGTAAAACCTGAGGCTCTTGCGACTATGGTTGTAAGCGTATAAGGAGGGCTGAACAATGGCTACATATAACGATGGTAAAGGATACAA